TCCCATAATGATCTATAGATAACACGAGTTGGATTTCCACGATACTTGCCAGGATTGATTGGTTTATACAATCCAGAGTATGCCATAAATATAGTTGGACCAACATAGGTATTTAGTGTGTCTATTAATAGCTTTCTAAGTAATATATCAGCAAAGGGCGGTATGTCCTTTACTAATAACTTTGTGGTTAAGTTTGTAAATTGTCCAATTGCAATTCCCACAGCAGAAGGCGCTGAATACTTCGAGATGTTTTGTAGTGAAGCACAACTTCCAAATGTTAACACCGCACAAGGTCAAATAAATGGAATTTACAACGGTGCTGGTCAAATAAGTTATCCTCACACAAGAACATTTACAGAAATCCAGTTGGGGTTCATGTGTGATGCTAATCTCACTGCACTTAAATTTTTACAAGATTGGGTTGATTTTATCTTTTCTGGAGAATCTAACGAGGTTGGAGAGGATAAAACCAATACGGCATTATCAACAATGCAGACAATTTCTTCTCCAAGAAAAGAAAATAGAAATATCAGACTGAAGTATAGAGATGACTATGCTTGCACTATAGCGATCACCAAAACAGAAACAGGTGGTAACTCTACTACAGAAAGAGCACCTATTACCTATGTTCTAGAGAAAGCATATCCATATGCTATTGATGCTGTTCCTCTACAATTTGGAACTAGTCAGATCACTCAAGTTACCGCACAGTTCTCCTATATGAGACATTATGTAATTAAGAACGACATTACAAATAGTGAGACATGGAGAAAGAAAAATAGTAGTGATGGAAGTATCCTTGCTCCTGGACCAGCTGGTGACTTTGGAAACACAAGTATCCTTTCTCCTGGACCAGCAGGTAATTTTTGAAAATTGATTTTTCAATTCCATAAAATGGGGAAAATTTTTTCCGCCAATTTTTGGGTCAAAAAGACGCACTAAATAATTGCATGATCTGATCTACGCATAATGGCATTACCACAAGTTGCTCTTCCAACGTACGAGTTGGAAGTTCCTTCAACGGGCAAAACAATCAAATATCGCCCATTTGTTGTAAAAGAAGAAAAACTACTTTTACTAGCACTTCAATCAGAAGATGATAAGCAGATTGAAGATGCTACAAAAACACTACTAAAGAATTGCATTCAATCTCGCGTAAAACTCGAAGATTTGGCAAATTTTGACCTAGAGTATATTTTCCTCAATATTCGCGCCGTATCAGTTGGCGAAGTTGTGGAAATGAACCTACTTTGCGAAGATGATGGGGAAACTCAAGTTCGCTATAATCTAAATTTGACGGAAATTAGGGTATCGAAACCAGAAGGACATTCTAACAAAATTATGCTATCTGACACGATGGGCGTAATTATGAAATATCCATCATTTGAAGAATTTGTCAAAGTGTCAATTATTGGCAAATCTTCGACTGCAGATGATGTTATTGAGACTATGGCAAAATGCGTCGATCAGATTTTTGATGGTGAAGATGTATATGACAGTTCTACGACTTCAAAGAAGGAATTTGTTGAATTTATCGAAGGATTGACAAATAAGCAATTTGAAGATGTTCAGAAGTTCTTTGAAGATGCTCCAGTTCTCAAACATGAGATTAAAATCAAAAATCCAAACACTGGGGTTGAGAATACTGTTGTTATTCAGGGTTTGTCCAATTTTTTCGGATAAGCCTCTTCCATAACACTATGGAAGGGTATTATAAAACCAACTTTGCTTTGATGCAGCACCATAAATATAGCTTGAGTGAAATCGAGAATATGATGCCTTGGGAGCGTGAGGTTTACACTACGCTTCTAATGCAATACTTGGAACAAGTCAGAATTGAACAAGAAAAAGCAGCAAAGCAACGCTAATGGCACACGGTTTTCTAGCACCAGTTGGTGACAGTGAAGCAACTCTTAATTTAGATCTTCCTTATAAAAAACTCTTTAATTTTTTAAAGGATAATCTTTGGCGTCTAAGAAAACAGCAAGAAAATATTGCCGTTCGTGTTAGCGAAATTCAAAATACATTAGAGGGAAGAAACCAAAAAGCACTTCCACCTGGCACTAGGATGCTTAGTGGAAAAGACCCAAAAGGATTGATCTCTAGTGGCGGTCCAACCGCACTTCCTCCTGGTGGTCCTAGATTGCCAGGAGATACTGGACCTATTGGACCAAAAAAGGGTGGCACTATTACCAATCTCTCTGGAAATGGTGGTATAAACGCGGATACTTTCTTTAAAAGAGCACAAACTGGTGTAGGTGCAGATGGCACTTATATGACAAGTGCTCAGAGAAAAGAAGCATTTATCAAGTCGCGTCAAGAAAGAGTAAAAGAATCTGTTGCTTCAGCAGCCGCAGTATCAAAGTCTCCAGAAATTTCAGTAGATAAAAGTTCTGATGTTGTTGCTGCTGTCAATAAAAATACCGAAGCAGTTTTAGGTCTGGTAAAGGTTACCAAAGAGCAGACTGTAAATGATACTAAATTAAGTGAAAAAGCTGCAGTAACTCAAGAAAAGATCTTTAGTCGTCAAAGAGCGGCAGCGGAAGAATCAAGTCTTGAGAAGGGAAGCGATTTGTCTGGTTTCTTGAAACCAGAGATGAAGAAGATTGAGAAGAAAATGGGCGCTGGTCCTGGCGGTCAAGGATATAGCGGACAATTAGGAGGAGGCGGTCCTAATGTCATGGATATGCTTGACATTGGATCTGATATTCTGGACATGCGTAAAGGCAAGGTCCGTAGAATAACTCAGGGTAGAGACGGCAGAACTTCAAGGCAAAGATTGCGTGATATGAAAGCACGCAAAGCAGGATTACGTCCTAGCAGTCGTGGTGTCAGACCCCGTGGCGGTGGACTTGCTAGAACTGGTGGTAGTGCTCTAGGGAGAGGTGCTGGTCTTGGTAAAGCACTTGCTGGTGGTGCTAAAGGTGGTGGTGGTCTTCTAAAAGGCGCTGCGATGGCAGGTAAAGCAACTAGAGGAATTCCTGGTCTTGGATTACTTACCGCTGGTCTTGAATTTGGTGATAGAAAAGCACAAGGTCAGAGTAATTTACAGGCAGGTGTAGGAACTGCTGGATCTGTTGGTGGTGGTCTTGCTGGTGCTGCTGCTGGTGCTGCTATTGGTAGTGTTGTTCCTATTCTTGGAACTGCAGCTGGTGCATTGATTGGTGGATTGTTAGGATCCATGGCAGGTGGTGGTATTGCTGATGCTGCTACTGGTGCTAATAATGTAACTCCTATGGCATCTGGTGGTGTTCTCGTTGGTGAAGCTGGTCTAGAAGGAGTTTTCCCACTTTCAGGAAAAGAGGGAAAGAAAACTTTTGCAATGTTTGGTCAAGGACTTTTTGATGTTCAAATGGACAACAAAGAAGATTATGCTAAACTTCAATCCGCTGGACTGAAGCAATATTATGAAAAAGAAGGTGGTTTTGAGAAAATGGGAGGTATCTTCGAAGGTATTTCGGGTGCTATAGGTGGACTTGTCAGCGGTCTTGGTAGTGTGCTCAGCGCCCTTGCGGGTGGATCTGCTTCTGCTGCCACTATGGGTAGTAATTTTGCTGGTAGTATGAGTGCTGATGAGCAGCAACTTACCGAAGCACTTATTGCTGCTGAAGAAGGACTAAAAACTGAAGCATATCAAGATACCGAAGGAATTTGGACGATTGGATATGGTCAAACTACACTCAATGGAAGAGCAGTAAAACAAGGAGACAAAATTTCAAAAGAAGAAGCATTAACTGGATTTAGATCTAATGTAAAAAGTCATGCACAGAGAGCAATCAACCAAGTTGGTGAAAAGAGGTGGCAGGAGTTAGATCCTAAAGCGAGAGCAGTTTTAACATCGCTTGCTTATAACTATGGCAGTATTCCTAGTGCTGTTTTGCCAGCTGCCAAGTCTGGATCTACAGAAGACATTGCTAAATCAATGGATGCATTGTATGGACACAATAGGGGTGTCTTGAAGAAAAGAAGACAGAGAGAACAATCTATCCTAAGAGGAAATTTACAGGGATCTCCTGGAAATACTGTAAGATTGGATAAAGATTTTATGGCAGGTGGAAAGTTTGCTGGTGCTGGAACTGGTCCTATGATTGCTGGTGGTGCTACTGCTGGTCCTGGTGGTAAAGTTATTGAATACATTACTGGCGATAAAACAAGTTCTGGATATCGTGCAGATCATGGTGGTGGTAATTACCATGACCATGTTGCTTTTGATAGTAAAGCATCAAGAGATGCTGCATCTGCATTTCTAAAAACTAAAGGGTGGAAGATTGGATCTATGAATGACGGCAGACATGCTGATGGTTCATATCATTATTCTGATCAAGCATTTGATATTCCTTTTTATCCAAACCAGAGAATAAAGGGTGTTACTGATGATGCAAAGGGTGAAACTAAATTAAGTAGTATGTTAAGAAAAGACCTTGCTGCGGGTGGATTTAGTGGATCTGGTGTTCCAGCAGTGCCTGGACAAGTGCCTGGACCAATGAATTCTCCAATTGCTGGTATTCAAATGCCACAAACCCCAGCATTTAATATTCCTGGAGCACCAGAATTGAGTAATATATTGAATGCGAATGCAGCACCAACACCAGTTGCTGCAACACCAGCAGCGGCAAATACTGGCGCTCCAATGATGACAACTTCTGCACAAGTTGCTATGGCAGGAACGACACAAGCAGCACCAACTGTCATCAATAATTACAATATTATGGCTGGTGCTGGTGGTGGAGGAGGAGTTGTTGGAAATACTTTAGTGCCTGGCATTGGTATGGACAGCACGGGACTTTCAGCATTTCAACAATTAAAACTTAGATCGATAGGATAATGGAAACGTTTCAAAACCCCACTGAATTCTCTGTAAAGAGTATCGCCATAGCTGCTTTGGGTCAAACAAAGGGGTTTGACATCAAACATATGGTAAATAAGTTTTCCTATGTTGAAAATGTTACAAGTCCATTTGTAGCAGCAACTATGACAGTTGTTGACAGCACAGGATTTATGAATGATCTACCCATTCAAGGTGGAGAAACTGTAGTTGTTACTGTTCAGACAAGTTCTAAAAGCGAACCTCAAGAATATCAGTTATCTGTCTGGAGAATTGCGAATAGAGGTAACGAAGGAAAAGCACAAGTTTATACATTGGGGTTAGTTTCTGTCGAGGCACTTAATAATGAATGCGTTAGATTGTTGAAAAAACTGGAAGGCAAACCAGATGATATTATCAAGAAAATGCTTAGGGAGGACTTGAAAACAGAGAAAGATTTTTATCCAAAGGATGCTACAACTCAGTTTGCTGTAAAAATGATCCCAGCAAATAGAAGACCTTTTGATATTATATCTTCCTTAGCAGTTAAGAGTGTTCAATCTGGAACTTCATCATCTGCTAAAAACAGTAGTGGAAGTGTTACAAGCAACGAAAAAGAAACAGTTTCTGGTAGTGCTGGATATTTCTTTTGGGAAAACAAGAGAGGATATAATTTCTTTTCTGTAGATAGTCTTTTGGATAGAGATAACAAAGAAATTCCTACCTGGGGTCCGTACATAGAAAAACCAGCAAATCAGAGTGATGATGCTGATGACAGATTTGCAATCGCACAAGCTTTCTTTGGATCAGAAGTTGATATTATGTCTTCTATGAGAATGGGTAAGTATTCATCACTGCTTGTTTTCTTTAATCACTCTACGGGTCAGTATCATGAATATCATTATAGTGTGAGAGATGCATACAATGATATGAAGCATATTGGCACACAGAACACACCATCATTGATTAAATTTGGAGATAAAGACATTTCAGATTATCCCACGAGAATTATTTCTACCCTAATTGATCATGAATCGTGGTATAATGAACCAGGGATTGCATCATATGAAGAAGAAGATGGAGCAGATACACCAAATGAATTTTGTGATTTTCACAAACATTTTTCTGCTCAATCATTGATGAGATATGAACTGTTGAAAAATCAAATGGGATTTATTGTTATTCCTGGAAATTCAGAGATTTGTGCTGGAGATAGGATAGACATTAAATTAGTCAATAAAGTTCCAACGGAAACTGCTAAAGACGCACCATATGATCCAGAAAGCAGCGGAGTTTATCTCATTGAAGAAGTTACGCATGAATACAATACGACAGATGGATCAAACGGAAAATTTACAACGACATTAAAATTGATGCGAGACTCTTATGGTGATGTGGAATCAATCCGAGGTAACTAAATAATGCATACGGAGGTAACTAAACATGGATAGTATCGAACAACATATTGAAGCAGACAGAGAGGAACTTGCTGATCCTCAACTCTCACCTCAACGCCGTCGTCATATTGAAGGCGAACTAGAAGAATTAGAAGCATACGCAGAGCGTCATCCAGAAGATCATCATGATCCCACATCTCTAGAACTATACTGCGACAATAATCCAAGTGCTCCAGAGTGTTTGGTATACGATGATTGATTGATATGGATCAAATTTTATCCAGCATTATTCCAACCCAAAGAATTGGTAACGATGGTTTCCAATGGTGGGTAGGTCAAGTTGAGGGAACTGCTGCTGACGAAAAAAACAACAAAGGCGGTTATCGTTTTAAGGTAAGGATTGTCGGTGATCATCCTGGTGATTTAGAATTACTAGGCACCGATGATTTGCCATGGGCAACT